TTAATAGATATGACAAAATATTAAATAATGAGCCTAATACAAGAAGAGTAGAAATGAAAATTTATGATGATACAGTTTTAAAAAACCTTCCTCGACCTCACATTCTTCCATGGGAAAAAGAGGGCATAACTAAAGAGGTAATGGACTATCATAATATATGTTATGATGGTTCAGCTCAAGGAATTGTTATCCCTCATTATGATATAGATGGAAGTTTAGTTGGAATCAGGGAAAGAACTTTAATAAAAGAAAATGAAATATATGGAAAGTATAGACCAATGTATCTTAATAGAACTATGTATAATCATCCTTTAGGATTCAATTTATATAATATTAATTTTAGTAAAGAAAATATAAAAAGAACTAAAAAAGTAATTATATTTGAAGGAGAAAAAAGCCCATTATTATTTGCTTCTTATTTTGGTCAAGAAAATGATATAACAGTGGCTGTATGCGGAAGCTCATTATCTAGTTATCAAGTTAAATTATTATTAGATTTAGGAATAGACGAAATGATAATAGCTTTTGATAAACAGTTTAAAGAACTCGGTGATAAAGAACATTTAGGATGGGTTAAGAAGCTTAAAGACATAGATAAAAAATATAGTAAATATATTAAAATAAGCTATATGTTTGATAAATGGGGCTTACTAGGATACAAAGACTCTCCTATTGATTGTGGAAAAGAGACTTTTTTAGAATTATTTGACAAAAGATTTAGTATAAATTAAAATATAATGAGGAGAAGATAAAAATGAGATATAAATTAATAAAAGATATAGACCCTAGTTATAGTCCTATTCAACAAGTATTAACTAATAGGGGAATTAATTTTAATGAAATACATCACTACTTAAATACAACAGATAAAGATATAGCGAATGCGGAGATGTTCGGTTCAAATGTCATGAAGCTAGCTGCAGCCGCACTTATCCAGGCTATCCAAAATGATGAAAAAACTTTAGTATTAGTAGATTGCGATTGCGATGGATATACATCTGCCGCAATTATGATAAATTACTTATATGACTTATTTCCATCTTTTGTAAAAAATCATTTAAAATATTATTTACATGAAGATAAAACTCATGGACTTAGTGATTGTATAGACTATATAGAAAGTAATGATTTTAAATTAATTATTATACCTGATGCAGCAAGTAATGATTATGAGTATCATCACAAACTTATGGAAGAGGGTAGAAAAATCATTATACTAGACCACCATGAAGCTCCATATGTTTCACCTGATGCTATTGTAATAAATAATCAATTATCAGATTATCCAAATAAACAATTGTCAGGAGCTGGAGTAGTATGGCAATTTTGTAGATATTTAGACAAATTATTAGGAATAAATAAAGCTGAAGAATATATAGATTTAGCAGCTTTAGGAAATTGTGGAGATATGATGAGTCTTAAATCAATTGAAACTAAACATATTATAACTAAAGGCTTTCGTGATGAAAATATTAAAAATCCGTTTATATATGGAATGGCTGATAAAAATAGTTATTCATTAGGAGGGAAAATAACCCCAATTGGAGCAGCCTTTTACATAGTACCTTTTGTGAATAGTATGGTTAGGAGCGGAACTTTAGAAGAGAAAGAATTGCTATTTAAATCAATGTTAAAAAGTGAAGCTTTTGAAACTATCTTATCAAATAAAAGAGGACATAAATTAGGAGAAACTGAACGTCTAATTGACCAGGCTTTAAGAACTGCTACTAATGTAAAAAATAGGCAAACTCGTGCTCAAGACGCAGGAATGGAACTAGTGGAAAAACAAATAGAAGAATTTAATTTAATGGAACATAAAATATTATTATTCCTACTAGAGCCAGGTCAAATAGACACTAATATAGCTGGATTAATAGCAAATAAAATAATGGCTAAATATCAAAGACCCGTATTAATGTTAACAAAACATAATGGGATTTATGCAGGAAGTGCTCGTGGATATTCTAAATCTGGTATTGAAAATTTTAAAGACATATGTCAAGAAACTGGATTAGTTGAATATGCAGAAGGACATCAAAATGCATTTGGTCTAGGAATTAAACCTGAAAATGTTAGTAAATTTATTGAATTAACAGATGAAGCTTTAAAAGATTTACAAAGTGAACCTCTATATTATGTTGATTATATATTTAAAGGTGTCGATGTAAAGGCTGAGACTATCTTAGATATTGCTAATTTATCAGACTTATGGGGGCAAGATGTTGATGAAAGTTTAATTGTTGTTGAAAATTTAAAAATAACAAAAGAAAACTTAACATTGATGTCACCTGATAAAAAACCTACTTTAAAAATTACTTTACCAAATAAATTAAGTTTAATTAAATTTGGTAGTTCACAAGAAGAATATCAAAAATTATTAACAGATGGTTATGTAGAAATAAATGTTGTTGGTAGATGTAATGCCAATGAATGGATGGGGAATATTACCCCTCAATTATTAATAGAAGATTATGAAATTATAGGACAAAGTAAATATAACTTCTAATTGATAATCTATTAAAAATATATTATAATATAAATAGAGATATTTAAGGAGGAAAGAAAATGTTAAGAGATATAGCTCAATTTTTATTAATTACATTAATGTTTTGTGCTTTAGTTGTTATGATGATTTTCTTTTGGAAGTTCATATTAATAGGAGCATTAGTTTGTGCAATTTTCGCTATTCTAATAGACCTTTGCCAATGGGCGTGGGGAAATGATGATGATGACGAAGACAATGATAATAATATAGAAAGTATTTAAGGAGGCTTGGCATGATTGAATTAAACGAAAAACAGTTAGAAGGATTGGATTTGGCTGTAGCTCGTTATAGAGCTGGGGAAAAAACAACTATTATTGCAGGATATGCTGGAACTGGAAAATCAACTCTTGTTAAATTCATCATTGCCGCATTAGCCGATGATGGAATAAATCCAGATGAAGATGTCGTATACACATCTTTTACAGGAAAAGCAACTCAGGTATTGCAGAAAAAGGGAAATAAAAATGTAAGCACCTTACACAAACTTTTATTTGAACATTTTCCTCGACCTGATGGGACTTTTTATCGTAGACCAGTTTCATCTATTGACTATAAAATTGTTATAGTAGATGAATGTAGCATGGTACCAAAAGATTTATTAAAAAGATTAGCAGCATATCCAGTACATATTATATGTTTAGGTGACCCTGGTCAGTTACCACCTATAAATAAAGAAGACGATAATCACCTATTAGATGTCCCTCATGTATTTTTAGATGAAATTATGAGACAAGAAGAAGAAAGTGAAATTATAAAATTAACTATGGATATAAGAGCTGGAAAACCTTTAAATCATTTTCAAGGTAAAGAAGTTCAAATATTAGATAAAGAAGAACTTACAACAGGAATGTTAATGTGGGCAGACCAAATTATATGTTCCACAAATGCAACTAGAGTGGCTTTAAACAATCAAATGAGAAACCTTTTAGGACGAGGAGAAAGTCCTGAAGATGGAGATAAAGTTATTTGTTTAAGAAATTATTGGGAAGTTTGCAGTGAAGATGGACAGCCACTTGTTAATGGTACAATAGGAACTCTTCATAATAGTTTCAATAGTTTTTTAAGAATTCCTGCATATATTAGCGGAGGAAGATTAACTCAAATAGATACTGTTGTAGCTAATTTTAAATCAGATGATGAAATTACTGAATTTAATAATTTAACAATGGATAAAAAAATGATTTTAGAAGGAGAGCCAACTTTAACTTGGAAAGAAAATTTTAAATTAGGAAAAAATAAAAATTATATGAATAGTATTCCATTAAGTTTTACTTATGGATATGCTATTACAGGACATAAAAGCCAAGGTTCAGAATGGGATAATGTTTTAGTTATAGAAGAAGGATTCCCATTTGATAAAGAAGAACATATGCGTTGGTTATATACATGTGCAACAAGAGCTGCAAAAAAATTAGTTATTATAAGAAAGGGGTAATATTATATGGAAAACGATGTAATTCAAAGTTTATTAACTCAATTAGATGCTAAAAATAGTCAAATCGAATGGTTAGAAAGACTTGTTGAACAATTAATGAAAAAAGAAAAAAAGGAGGCTAATTAATGAAATACAAATTTAAAGAATTAAGAGATGATAGATGGGCAATTTGGTATAAAGAATTTGAAAATGCTGGAAATAAACTAGGTGCTTATAAAGTATATGATTTATATAAAAATGCAAAAAATGCTAGAATTGGAATTAGATATAAAGCTAGAAAAGGTCAATCTCAAGATGAAAGTGATAGATTAATCCTTAGTAATTTAATTAGTAATTTTTATAAAAAGAAGCCTATTTTCTTTAATCGCGGCGACCGTAGCTCAAAGTAAGCTTAACCGCGATTTTTTATTGCGTGCAGCCGCATAAGGCGATGCAAACTTGTTTACTACCTAACATTATAAAGGAGGAGTAAAATGAAAGTTAGACTATCATATTTTTATCAAATACGAAACTTTAAATCTAATATGATTCCAATGTCTACATGTATTAGTGACCCAAAATGGTATCACGATTTTCGTGGTTCAGGATATTTATTCAAAGATAAGCGTGGAATTCTTAATGGTCTTCGTTTAAATACAATAATAGTTCAAGGCGGCCATGGAGAATGCGGATGCCCTTGTGAAACAAAAGATCCAAGCCAATGTAGATTTTTAAAAGACTATCGTTTTGAATTAGAATTAATAGATTTTCCAAAGATGTATCGAGCTATGGAAACTTTTTGTAATGAATATTGTAAAAAAGAAAAAATAAAGGAAGAACCTATTGCAGTTTTAATAGTTTATGAGTCTCCAGATAATCCTTGTAGTGAACGTCAATCTTTAATAGATTATTTTAATAGACATGGTGTAGAATGCAAGGAATTAGATTACCCGATACAATAGATTGAATTGAAATTTTAATAAATTTATTATATAATATATATAGATAAGGAAATGAAAATAATCTAAAAAATTTTTCTGGTCATAAATTGTTAGACTATATTGTTATTTCTTTATATAAAACTGAAAAGGAGTATGAATATGGCTTATAAATATAATTTAGAAAATAAAAAAGTTGGAAAACTATTAGTAAAAACTTTAGTTCCTAAAGAGTTAAGACCAACTCAAACGCATGGGAATTATTGGTACTGTGATTGTGACTGTGGAAATAAGGATATTATGGTTCCAACTTCTTATTTAACAGGAAATGGAAATTATACACAAACAAGTTGTGGGTGCGATAGAAAAAAGAAAGCTTTTTTAACTACTACAAATGCAAAAACTAATGAAGATTTTATTAATCAATTTGATGATTTTGAAAAATATCTATTTTTACATAAACAATTAACTCACAATGAAGGAACTCGTAATTATAAGTATAACCAAAAAGATTATGAACATGACATAAAATATTTTTATTATAATAAGCAATTTGAAAAAATTTATAATTTTTGGTTAAATAATAAAGATAAAGATAAAACTTTCTATGATTTAGCAAAACCTAGCCTAGATCATATTATCCCTAAATCTAGGGGAGGAGAAGAAAACTATACCAATTTTCAGTTTTTAACAGTTTTTGAAAATTTAGCTAAAAGAGACATGACATGGGAAGAATGGCAAGAGTTTAAAAAAAGAACTCATACATCTTCTGATTATTTTTTAGAGAATATATTATAATAAGGGAGGGAAGAAGTATGAATAAACGTTTTGAAGTGCATTCACATACAATGTATTCAAATCTTCGTTTACTTTGACTGTATTAATAGACCAAAGGATTTAATTAATAGAGCAATAGATTTAGGGTTAGCAGGAATAGCAATCACTGACCATGAAGCAGTATGTTGTCATCCAGAAATTAATTTTTATCAAAAAGAAATTGAAAAAGAACATCCTGATTTTAAAATAGCCCTAGGTAATGAAATATATTTAACAGATACACGTGATAGTGGACAAAGATATTATCACTTTATTTTAATTGCTAAAAATAAACAAGGTTGGAGAGCTTTAAGAGAATTATCTTCAATAGCTTGGATGAATAGTTATTGGGATAGAGGTATGGAAAGAGTTCCAACTTTGAAAGAAGATTTAGAAAGAATATTAAAAAAATATCCTAATAGCGTTGTTGGTACAACAGCATGTTTAGGGGGAGAATTATCAGTTAATACATTAAAATTAATTGAATGTGAAAAAACTGGTGACGAAGCTGGCGCGGCAACCGCACATAATAATATAGTAAACTTCCTATTATGGTGTAAGGAAGTCTTTGGTGATGGAAACTTTTTTATAGAATGTGCGCCAGGTGCTAGTCGTGACCAGATATTAGTTAATAAAAGATTTCCTGCTATTGCAAAAGCATTTGAATTAAAAATGGTAATTGGATCAGATGCACATTATCTTAAAAAAGAAGATAGATATGTTCATAAAAGTTATTTAAATAGTAAATTTGGAGAACGTGAAGTAGATGAGTTTTATGAATTTGCATATCTTCAAACTAATGATGAAATAATTGAGAATTTACATGCATCAGATTTTAGTGATGATTTCATAGATGAAATGTTTAAAAATAGTTATGGTATATATGAAAATATAGAAAAATTTGATGTTAGCCATGCTCAAACTATTCCAAAAGTAGAAGTTAAAGACTATCCAAAGCCAGATGTTGAAAGTCAAGACTTTATAAATAAATATCCAATATTATATAGTATGGAAATGTCAGATAATAAAGTAGAAAGATATTGGGTAAATAAATGTCTTAAAAAATTAAAAGATTTAGATTTACAAAATGATACATATTTAAGTAGACTTGAAGAAGAAGCAGATATCAAAAGAACAATAAGTGAAAAATTAGGAACTAATATGTTTAGTTATCCAGTAACTTTGGAACATTATGTTAACCTATTCTGGGAATGCGGAAGTATCGTTGGAGCTGGACGTGGTTCAAGTTGTTCAGGATTAAATCATTATCTTTTAGGAATAACTCAATTAGACCCTATTAAATGGAACTTACCATTCTGGCGTTATTTAAATAAAGAGCGTGTAGAATTAGGAGATATTGATTTGGATTTATGTCCAAGTAAACGTCCTAAAATTTTAAATGAAATTAAAAAAGAAAGAGGACAAAATTTTATTGCGGAAATCGACGATGTTTCAAGAAAGAATCTTGGTTGTACATTAATAGCGACATTTGGAACTGAAGGAACAAGGTCAACAATCTTAACAGCCTGCCGCGGATATCGTAGTGAAGATTTTCCAGATGGTATAGATGTTGATACAGCTCAATACTTATCATCATTAATCCCAGCAGAACGTGGATTCTTATGGCCATTAAGTGATGTTATAAATGGAAATGAAGACAAAGGAAGAAAACCTATTAAAACTTTTATAAATGAAGTTAGTCAATTCCCAGGTTTATTAGAAATAATGCAAGGAATTGAAGGATTGGTTAATAAGAGAAGTTCACATGCCTCAGGAGTAATACTATTTGATGAAGACCCATATGAATTTGGTTCTTTCATGAAAACTCCAAGAGGAGAAGTCATTACAGCTTTTGATTTACATATGTGTGAAGCTTGTGGTATGACAAAATATGATTTCTTAGTAACAGAAGTTCAAGATAAATTAGCAGAGGCTATAAGAATGTTACAAGATTATGGTGAAATAGAAAGTGATTTAACTTTAAGAGAAGTTTATGATAAATATTTTCATCCAAATGTTTTACCTATTGAAGAAGATAAATATTGGAAAGTATTACAAGAAAATAGTGTATTAAATATATTCCAATTCGATAGTGATATTGGAGGGCAAGCAGCAAAGAAAATTAAACCAACTAATATATTAGAGATGGCGGATGCAAATGGTTTGATGCGTCTTATGACTGCGGAAAAAGGGCAAGAATCTCCAATGGATAAATATATTAGATTTAAAAATAACATTGATTTATGGTATAAAGAAATGGATAGATATGGATTAACAAAAGAAGAACAAAAAGTCTTAGAACCATATTTTAAAAGTTCACATGGTGTACCTCCATCACAAGAACAGTTAATGAGAATGCTAATGGATGAAAAGATATGTCATTTCACATTGGCAGAAGCAAATGATGCAAGAAAAATAGTTGGTAAGAAACAAATGAGTAGAATTCCTGCATTAAGACAAAAAGTATTAGACCAGGCATCAAGTCCTTGTATGGGAAATTATATATGGACATGCGGAGTTGGACCTCAAATGGGATATTCATTCTCAGTAATTCACGCATTAGCATATTCATTTATAGGTTTTCAAACAATGTATATAGCAACTAGATGGAATCCAATATATTGGAATGCGGCATGTTTAGTTGTAAATAGTGGAAGTCTTGAAGAAGATAATGATTTTGAAGAAGATGAAGATGGATATGTTGTTGAAAAAAAAGAAAAATCAACTGATTATGCAAAAATTGCAAAAGCTCTTGGAGATATTATATCAAGAGGTATTAAAGTTAGTTTAGTAGATATTAATAAGTCAGATTATAGTTTCGAACCAGATACAGATAGTAATGAGATATTATTTGGAATGAAAGCATTAAGTAATGTAGGAGGTCCAGTTATTGAACAAATTAAAGCTGGTCGTCCATATGATGGAATTGCAGATTTTATGGCAAGATGTCCATTAAATAAAAGTGCTATGATTAGTTTAATTAAAGCAGGAGCATTTGATAAGTTAGATGCGGCGGCCGCATTAGATGCAGGAGTTGAAACAAGAGTTTGGGTTATGGCTTATTATTTAAGCAAAACTTGTGATGCAAAGAAAAGATTAACTTTACAAAACTTTAATGGTTTATTGCAACATGAATTAATTCCTAAAGAATTAGAATTTCAAAAAAGAACTTTTGTATTTAATAAATATTTAAAAGCAAATCAAAAAGTTGGTAAATATTATGTATTTAATAATGCTTGTGAAGAGTTTTATAATCAATTTTTTGATTTAGACCAGCTAGAAGTTATAAATGGTTATACTTGTATTTTACAAACTAGATGGGACAATATATATAAAAATGTAATGGCGGAAGCCCGCACTTGGTTACAAAATAATCAAGAAGAAATGCTAAAAAAATTTAATACAGTTTTATTTAAAGAAGCATGGAATAAATATGCACAGGGAAATATTTCTGCATGGGAAATGGAATCATTATGTTTCTATTATCATGAACATGAATTATCTCATGTTAATGTAATAAAATATGGTATTGATGATTTCTTTAAACTACCAACTCAACCTGAAGTCGAAACATTATTCAAAAGAAATGGTAAAGATATTCCTATATTTAAGACACATAAAATTATAGGAACTGTAATAAATAAAAATGATAATAGAAGTTCTATAACAATATTAACAACAACAGGCGTAGTTCCTGTTAAGTTTACAAAAGAATATTTTGCAATGTTTAATAGACAACTAAGTGAACAAAGGGAAGATGGAACTAAACATATTACTGAAAAAGGCTGGTTTACAAGAGGAACAAAAGTAATGGTTACAGGCTTTAGAAGAGATGATACTTTTGTAGCAAAAACCTATACTAGAACAAGAACTCATCAGCTTTATAAAATAACAGATATTGATGGCGGAAATATGAAACTAGAACATGAAAGAGGAGGTCTAGAAAATGATTAAAATAATTGAACATGGATATAAATATCATATGGAAGCTAAATGCTCATCATGCGGCTGCCGCTTTTCATATGAATGGGAAGATGTATTAAAAAATAATTTTTATGGTTATAATGATGGTTATTATTCTTATACTATTCCTACTTATAAAGTTATATGCCCAGAATGCGGAGCTCATATAACAATTCCTTATTTTGAAAATCCATTTAAACAAGGTGATACAACAATTACCTATACTTTAATAGCAAATGAAAATGACGGAATCACTTTGTCAAGGAAAGATACTAAAGATGAAGAAGATTAAAATTATAGCTTTATTTGGACAAAGCGGAAGTGGTAAAGATACTCTCGCCAAAGCTTTAACAGAAAAGGAAGGTATTTATGAAATTATTAGTTGTACAACTAGACCAATGAGAGAATATGAACAAGAAGGTGTTGACTATTATTTTCTAACAAATGAACAATTTGCTGAAAAAGTTTTAGATGGGAGTATGCTAGAAGCAACTTCTTTCCGCGATTGGTTCTATGGAACTCCTATTGAAGCTTTAAATGAAAATAAAATAAACGTAGGTGTATTTAATATTCAAGGAATAGAATGTTTATTAAAAGATAATAGATTAGATATTACTCCTATATATATAGTTTGTGAAGATAAAATAAGATTACAAAGAGCTCTTAATAGAGAACTTAATCCAGACTGTGAAGAAATTTGTCGTAGATTTCTAACAGATAAACAAGATTTTGAAAATATTCCTTTTCCTTTTTATACTCATTATAATGGAGCTAAAGTAAAACCAGACTGGATTTATGATGATTTATTCCAGCATGGGTTTTTAACCAACTTAGATTAATATATTTAAACGACTTTTTAAAATAAATATGAGGAGTTAATTCTCGAAATATTTATATACTGAGGAGGAAACTATGAAGGTCAAAAAAAGAGATGGTCGTATAGTGGAATTCGACCCAAGTAAAATCCACAATGCAATACTCGCTGCTTTTAAAGAAGTTGATGGAGAAATTAGTGAATATGCAAAAAATAAAGCTGAGTCAATAGCATCTTATATTGAAGGATATTATTTAGATGTGAATGAAACTCCTGGAATAGAAGAAATTCAAGACTTGGTTGAAAAAGGATTGATGGCAACTAAAAGAAAAGATGTTGCTAAAAGATATATCCTTTATAGAGAAGAAAGAACAAAAGTAAGAAATTCTAATTCTCAATTAATGAAAAATATCAAAGAAAAAATTGAAGCTTCTGATGTACAAAATCAAAATGCTAATGTTGATGAATATTCATTCGGTGGCCGCATGGGTGAAGCTAGAAGTGAAGTAATGAAAGACTATGCTTTAAATTATATTGTATCACCTATGGCAAGAGAAAATCATTTAAATAATGAAATTTACATTCATGATTTAGATTCATATGCAGTAGGAATGCATAACTGTTTAACTATTCCTTTTGATAAATTATTAGCAGAAGGATTTAATACTAGACAGACTGATGTTAGACCTGCTCGTTCAATTAATACAGCATTTCAATTAGTTGCAGTTATATTTCAATTACAATCATTACAACAATTTGGCGGAGTTAGCGCGAGTCATTTAGACTGGACTATGGTACCATATGTAAGAATGAGTTTTTATAAACACTTACAAAATAGTTTAGATTTACAAGTTGCTTATGTTTATGGTAGCCAATTAGAAGCAAAAGAATATAAAGATTTAACTAATGAAAATCAAGAGAAAATTGACAGAATTAATGATTTAAGAGCCAAAATAGGAGAAGCTTTATATAAAAATACTATTAAAGACATTTCTATTTTAGATGAAGATTTCACTCAAAAAGAAATATATGATATGGCTTTTGAAGATGCTTATCAAAAAACTGAAAAAGAATTAAGTCAAGCAGTTCAAGGAATGTATCATAATTTAAACACTTTACAATCTAGAAGCGGAAATCAATTACCATTTACTTCAATCAACTATGGAACTTGTACTTTAATTGAAGGCAGAATGGTTACAAAAGCATTATTAGAAGGTTCTATTGAAGGTGTTGGTAAAGTTAGAAAAACTCCTATATTCCCA